TTCACTAAAGTATCAAGTGTTTATATAACTATGTAATACTACTTGTCAAGAGGCCGTTCACAAATTGTGATAAAGCCTAACATTGCCACAGGCACCGCAATGCCAATGAGTATGTGTAAGTGACCATTGAGTGATACAACTGCAATGGTCAAATAGGTAAGTAATACAAGTATTACAATCCAAGCAATGGCGAGAATAAATTTCATGATACGTCCTTCCATCCACTATCGTAGATAAGTGTTGGTTCATGTTCTTTTAACTCTTTAGGAGTTAATGTGTTAGCAATCAAAGTGTCCAATGTTGGACGGTTCATATCGTCTGCGAGTTCACAGAACTGTGCCATAGCAGCGTCAAGCTGTGATTGCTCAACGCTGGCTTTGGTGTTAGGTACTTTGTACCTCATGCTGCCACTTGCTGTGAAGGAACAGCAGCCATCAGATCCTCAATGATCTTTTCAAGATCCAAGCCATTGAGTTCAGCTTGAGCAAGGATGGTATTCACCATAACCTTGTGAGTGATACGAGTCCTAGCTGCATCAGCCTTTGGCTGTTCAGTAGGCTCAGACTGTCCAACATTGGACGGTTCAGCTTCGCTGTTATCAGCTTCATCTGCTTTAGCAGCTTTACGCATTGCAGCTTGTAAAGCTGTCAGTGATGAACCTTTGAACTTGTTATCTACGATAAACTGGCGGCACTCTTTTTCGTTTTCAACAAACCACAAAGCCTCAGAACGACGACGACGATCAATCTGCTGAATACCATGAGTCCGAAGGACATGTGTTGGTATTTGACCGCTGTCTACAGTTGATGACGCTTTCAATTGCTGTAGCAATTTACCCAACCTTGTATCAAAACCACTTTCTTTGGTGGTTTGCTTGAGGCTGTTCACTTGACGCCAAATTGATCCAAGGGCTTTGCCCTCTTTCACTAAAGCGTCGATTGAAGTTCCTGAAGTTTTAGCTGAGTTTTTCATCGGTTTATCCTTTTATCTATATTCTGTTTATATGAGAGAACCTATATCTCTCACAAATAGTGAGATATAGTTCTCTTTATAAACTAGTAGAATATAGTATAAGTTCTGTCAAGTCGGTTCTTCACATGTGATCCTCTGCGCCTGTCGTTTCCCATGCTACTGCAGTAATTACAAGTAATTACGAAGTTCGTGCGCTAAACTCGTGAGGCTAGTTTGGGTTGGGCAAACAGTTGGTGTTGCATAATTACCACAGTTATACTGTGACATGTCCAACATTGGACACTATTGGTTTGATTGATTTGTGATGGCACTAACTCTGTTAGAGGATAGTATGCATCAACTCTTCAACACTCACTGTGATCACAAATCCTATGGTTCACATCATACTTTAGTATGGCAACTGATTGCATAACAGTTGTCGCAGTATCATAACACACTGTTTTTGTTACAGTTCCTCGTGTGTTGGTGTGATGTGTGTCGCATAATGTGTACACCAGCGATGCAAGCACATGATGTGTGATGTGTACGTGTGTCATGCACGGGTGGGCAGGGGCCATGCGGGGGGTATACGTATATATACATGTACTCATACACAGATCAGGAAAATGTGACTGTTAACCACTATACACATAAGGTGGTTTACATACTCGTAGGTACGTTATACTATAACAATATACGTGCTATCACTAGGTAACGGAATGTTTCAGTATATCACATAATGTTACAACTGTACGATTAGGGGTTGACATGTATTATATAATGTGTAAAACTATATATGTTAGTTAGGGTAGGGTCACTATAAGTGATACACGTACAGTATACACTTATAATCACTTATACTAATCTCTTAAATATTATGTAACTATAATTATATGTAAGTATACACGTACAGTGATACACTTAAATGGTAACTTGCCGTAGGCGAGTCCTTTTATATTTGTACAAATTAAGTATTGACAATGACAAAGAAATCAGTAAAACTATATACAGATAATGTTCTTGAAGAATTTTACCGACATGTATTAGACGGTAATCTTGAGAACTTACATATTCCCCATAGCGATGTATTCTATGTAAAGACTGCAGTGGAGGCCCACTATGGTCGTAAATTTACATTAGAGCATGTAGAGTGGGCTATGCGTGAAGAAGGATGGACGGATGGCTAAAGATCCTAGACTAGAACGTGCGGGTGTATCGGGCTTTAATAAACCTAAGCGTACACCTAACCACCCTAAGAAGTCACACGTAGTTGTGGCTAAAGAGGGTGATACGATTAAGACTATTCGTTTTGGTGAGCAAGGCGCAAGTACTGCGGGTAAACCTAAGTCAGGTGAAACAGATAAAATGAAAAAGAAACGTGCATCTTTTAAAGCACGTCATGCGAAAAACATTAAGCGTGGTAAGTTGAGTGCAGCTTACTGGGCAGATAAAGTTAAATGGTAAAGGAACTATAAAATGGGCGCTCTATCTAAATTAGCTAAAGTAGGAAAGAAAACTAAAGATGTAGCTAAAAAAACTAAAGCTTCAATGGAGGCTGCTGAAAAGAAACGTAAAGCAGCAGCAGCAAAAAGTAAACAGGGTAAAGCAAAAGCAGCAGCCAAAGTTACAGAGAAAAAAGGTTCTATCGCTAAAAAGATGACTGTCAGTGCTACCGATATTAAGCAAGCTAAAACGGCTAATCAATTTGCTGCTATGCAAAGGCGCATTGATGACATGCCAGACGGTAACAGTAAAAAGATGATGCAAAATATGTTAGACAGGCAGCGTAAAGAATTTGAAAAAATGCAGTCTGAAGAAGTATCACGTGCCTCACGTAAGTCTGCACAGTCTGCTTCAGATCGTAAAGCTAAACCTGTAACACTTCCCCCTATGCCTTTCGCTAAAGGTGGCCTCACTAAACCTTCTGCAAGTCAGTCTGGCCTGAAGAAACTGCCTACTGCTGTACGTAACAAAATGGGCTACATGAAGAGTGGTGGCAAAGTTACTAAGGATCACGTAGACATGCGTAAGGGTGGCTTGTTCAAATAGTGAGCATAGAAAGTGATATACGGGATTGGTCTAGTAAAGTATTAGAAGTACCTAACGATGCTCTTGGTGGTTTACCCGCATGTCCTTATGCACAGCAAGCATGGAAGCAAAACAAAGTACGTGTAGTAGAAACTAAGCACCTTGGCATTGAAGCTATTACACAAGCTAATATGTTTGATAATACATATGACTTAGTTGTAGTTGCATCATATTACTTTCCATCACCGCTGCAGCTTAAAGAGTTTACTACAATTTTAAACGATACGTACACACCTAGAGATTTGCACATAATGGAGTTTCATCCTGACTACGGTGCAGAAGATGCAGACTTAGACTTTTTATATGAGCATGAGTGGGAGTCTGATATAGAAGATGAATACGCTATGTTGTTTATTCAATCTTTAAGTAAAGTAGATGACGCAAGTTTACGGTTAGAAAAATTAGGATACTATAATGTGTATCCTCAAGACGAGTATGAAGCACTCGTATTAGATAGAAGGCAACGGAGACAGAAACAATGGCAATGAAACCTAGAGCAATGAAAAAGAAAACACCTATGCGTGGCGGTGGTATGGCTAAAAAAACCATGATGCGTGGTGGCGGTATGGCAGCTAAGAAAAAAATGATGCGTGGTGGAATGGCTAAGAAGAAAAAGTAATGACACTTATCTCTCACTTTCCTTTACCTAGTTTTCCTTTTCAGACGCATGATAACATTGTGTTTGAGAAGGCAGACAAGGATAGGTCCAGTAGAAATAATGAAGAATACAAACCAGAACAACCTAATCGCATTACTCCTGATACACCAGTAGAAGATCTAAAGCTAGTAAATCAGATGTATGCGTACAATCCTAATCCAAATAAACTACGTACTCCTGATGGACAGATCGTAGACTTTATTATTGCATAATGCATTTAGTGCATAACGGGATTGCAATCTTAACTATTATATGTTATAACTAAGTATGATATAACTATCTCTGTAAGGGTAAGTAACTCTTACCTACATATATAGGAGATAGAATATGTTAAAACGTATGTTTAAAAAGTTACAACAGAATCAGCAACGCAGAGCCGACTATTGGATTCTTATGAATCTAAGTGATAAGGAACTGCATGACATGGGGATCAGTAGAGGTGAAGTCAGGCAAAAAGTCTACGGTTAATGCGGCAGGAAATTATACTAAGCCTACTATGCGTAAACGTCTTGTCGCATCCGTTAAAGCTGGGAGCAAGGGTGGAAAACCCGGACAGTGGAGCGCACGTAAGGCACAAATGGTCGCAAAGCAATATAAAGCAAAAGGTGGGGGCTACAAGTAGTGGCCCTCTCTAAGTCTCAAAAGTCTTTAAAGAAATGGACTAAGCAAGATTGGCGAACTAAAAGTGGCAAGCCTAGTGCTAAGACTGGTGAGCGTTATCTACCTGCTAAGGCTATTAAGTCTCTTAGCAGCAGTGAGTATGCAGCTACAACCAGAGCTAAACGACAAGGCACGAAGGCAGGTAAGCAGCATGTGGCTCAACCTAAAGGCGTTGCAAAGAAGACCGCTAGATTCAGGAGAACTTAAATGACAATAGCTATGGAAAAAATACTAGCTTGGAAAATTATGCCACGTCTTATGATGTTGGTTATGACCGTTATGTATATACGTGTTATAGAATGGTTTATGTCTTTGCCCCAAGGTGAGGTAAGTACACAAGCTACAGCACTTACTGCAACTGTTACTGGTGCTATGACGGGTGCTTTTGCTGTATGGTTAAATAACGAAAAATGATTGGTCAGATCTTAGGAGCAGTAGGTGGACTAGCAACTACATACCTTGATGGTAAAGTAGCTGTACAGAAAGCTAATGCTGAGATTAAAGTAAAGCAAGCTACTGGTGAAATAGACTGGGATCTTGCTGCTATACAAGCTACACAGAATAGCTGGAAAGATGAGTGGATTACTTTACTTTTTTCTATTCCGTTAATTTTAGCGTTCTGTGGAGATTGGGGTAATAACATTGTGCAAGCTGGCTTTGCTGCACTAGAAACTATGCCAGCGTGGTATCAGTATAGCCTTGGCGGTATTGTAAGTGCCAGCATCGGTATTCGTTCTGTAAGTAAATTCTTTGGGAAAAAGTAATGGCATTTAAATTAAGCAGTAGAAGTTTAAAGAAACTAGAAGGTGTAGATGAAGGTATTGTATCAGTAGTTAAAGATGCTATTGGTATTACGAAAGTAGACTTTGGTGTTACCTTTGGACTACGTACACTAGAAGAACAAAAGAAACTGTACGAATCTGGTAGATCACAGACTATGAAGTCTAAGCATCTTGAAGGTCGTGCTGTAGATCTAGTCGCATACTTTGGTTCTGACATTTCTTGGGAACTTAATGTCTATGATGACATCTGTGATGCTATGGCTGAAGCCGCTAGAAAGAATGATGTAGCAATTAAATGGGGTGCTGCATGGAGTGAAGGAGACATTCGACAGTACGCAGGTACTGCAGAAGATGCAATGAATGCATATGTAGATCTCCGTAGGTCACAATCCCGTAGACCATTTATTGATGCCCCACATTTTGAGATGATGTAATGGCTAGAGAATTAACAGAACGCCAACAAAAGTTTCTTGCAGTCCTTATGGATGAAGCGGGTGGCGATGTTACTATGGCTAAGAAACTTGCTGGATACTCTGAGAATACTTCTAACACTGAGATTACAAATAGTCTTAAAGAAGAGATCATTGACGTAACACATAGCTACTTAGCACGTAATGTACCCAAAGCTGCAATGGCTATGGTTAGTGCACTATACGATCCTACTGAGCTAGGTATTCGTGATAAGATGGCAGCAGCTAAAGAGCTACTTGATCGTACTGGTTTAGTTAAAACGGAGAAGATGCAAGTAGAAGCTAAAGGTGGTGTAATGCTTATGCCAGCCAAGCAAACACAGGATGATGATGACTAAACCATTAGGACAATGGAAACTACCACAACCGACAGACCTACAAGAAGATAATGAATGGGTTCCTATTCCACGTGTAGCACGTACCGTGCCCTTTGGATATGAAATAGATCCAGACGATACTGGAATCCTCTTGCCAATTGAACACGAACTTGATATGCTTGTAAAAGCCAAGAAGTACTTAAAGCAGTACTCTTATCGTGAGGTAGCCAACTGGCTGACTAGAAACACTGGCAGAACTATATCTCATGTAGGATTAAAGAAACGGTTAGATAATGAGCGACGAAGAAAAAACAAAGCTGGAAGCCTACGCAGATGGGCAGACTATGCGAAAAAGGCAATCGCCAAAGCGGAAGAACTTGAAAACAACCGCATCGGGGCGAAAGAGCAAGACAACCAAGAAACAAACGCAGCCTGAACCAGCAAAGATAATAGTAGATGACCTTGCTCCTGTAGAAGAGCAGCATAACATTATCTTTAAACCTAACGCTGGCCCACAGACAAACTTTCTAGCAGCAGGTGAGCGTGAGGTTCTATATGGTGGCTCTGCAGGTGGGGGTAAGTCATACGCTATGTTGGCTGACCCATTACGGTTTATGGGCCATCCAGCCTTCTCAGGATTGCTCCTACGACATACTACAGAAGAACTAAGAGAACTTATCTTTAAGTCACAGGAAATGTACCCTAAGATCTGGCCCGGTATTAAGTGGTCTGAACGTAAGATGCAATGGACTGCACCATCGGGTGCCAGACTGTGGATGTCTTACTTAGATAAAGAAGATGACGTATTACGCTATCAAGGTTTGGCATTTAGTTGGATAGGCTTTGACGAACTTACTCAGTGGCCTACTCCCTTTGCTTGGAACTACATGAGGAGTCGCTTGAGATCTACAGCAAATGATTTGCCTGTATATATGAGAGCTACTACTAACCCCGGAGGTAGAGGCCATCATTGGGTTAAAAAAATGTTTATTGATCCTGCTCCGCATAATAGAGCGTTTGATGCAACAGACATTGAAACAACTGAAGTATTACGTTATCCTGCTGGACATGAGAAAGCTGGTAAACCTTTATTCAAACGTAAGTTTATACCTGCCCGTCTTTCCGATAATCCTTACCTAGCTGCACAAGGTGACTATGAAGCAATGCTTCTGTCTTTACCTGAACAACAACGTAGGCAATTACTAGATGGTGATTGGGATATTAAAGAGGGTGCAGCCTTTACAGAGTTCGACAGAAACATACATGTAGTTGAACCCTTTCGTATACCAAGTAACTGGGTAAAGTTTAGAGCATGTGACTATGGGTATGGAAGTAAGTCAGGAGTAGTTTGGTTTGCAGTATCTCCTAATGAACAATTAATTGTATACAGAGAACTATACGTAGGTAAAGTACTAGCTGCAGACTTAGCAGATATGGTATTGGATTTAGAGGCTGAAGATGGAAATATTAAGTATGGCGTTCTTGATAGTTCTTTATGGCACAAGCGTGGTGATACTGGCCCATCATTGGCTGAACAAATGATTCAACGTGGATGTCGGTGGCGTCCATCTGATAGATCTAAAGGCTCACGTGTAGCTGGTAAGAATGAAATACATAGGCGGCTACAGGTAGATGAATTTACGGAAGAGCCTCGTATGGTGTTTTTTAATAACTGTACTAATATGGTTGCCCAACTACCAGCCCTACCCATCGACAAAAGAAACCCAGAAGATATTGACACCACCTCCGAAGATCACTTGTACGATGCTTTGCGATATGGTATCATGTCCAGACCAAGGTTTAGTATATTTGACTACGACCCAAACGGAAGACCACAAGGTGGTATGCGAGTAGCAGATGCTACCTTTGGTTATTAACAGCAATGGAAATATAAATGGAAGAAGATACAGAAGGTTTTATTGAAGACGATGCCATTATTCTAGAAGATAGTGATGACTCAACTATTGATGATGCAGACACTTCTAAAAT